CCACATGTTTATCACAGTGCATTTCAGCACATATAGTAGGATTTTCGTGTAGTAAGAATATGTTCATGTTAATGTCCTATGTGCATTCCTAATAGAATGCCTAATCCAAATATAAACCAATCAAATACGAAGTGCATTACAAAACTACCTACGAAAATAGTTTTCCAATGGCATTTACATATTTCTATCTGTTCTGCTATTTTCTCTACCATTATAATACTCCACTTGTAAACTTACTCCATTCAATAGCATTCTTAATATCAAAAGATCTACTATTAATAGAGCGCATAATATAATCTAATTGTGTAAGACAAGCTTCTATATATTCTACCTTGTCTTGTAATGTAATAATGTCTGGGTCTGAGTCTAAGTATTCATTCATCTGATTGTTCAACGGTGCATTGCCTAAATATTGGTCCCAGCCTAATTTGTTTAGTTCTTCTTGTGTTAGTTCGCCTCGAAAGTATTTCCATTTCAAACGTCTAAGAGATAGTAAATTACTTTTGTTTTTTCGTAATTGTAACTTGAACGTTGTCAGCATGTTCAAGTATTTAGAATGTAACTCTGGGATTTTAGTAGACTCTTGACCTAGATTCAATTCATCTAGTTTACAGTCTTCCTCCCACATTTCTTGTATTTCGTTGAGTTTTATCATAATATAGTCTATTGTAAGCTCTTACATAGTAAGAGTCAAGTAAGTGTAATACCGTTTTAGGTAACTGTCTCAATAACATAATCTCTGTATCTAAACATAGCAACACCTACTAGATAGTCTGTGTTACCTGAAGATATTTCAAAGTCTAATCCTTGTAGACTTATAGGGAAAGCGTCCCTAAAAATAATTTTGGTAATTGGATTGTTGTTAGAATCTAACATGAATAAGCTAGCGTCTGAATGTAATGCTATTCCTTGTAGTTTATCTGGATTAGCATCAGGGAATCTATATTCTTGTTTCTGTGTATATTCAGAAGATTGTTTATGGCTTTCTGGAAAACCTAAACCTATTAACCAATCATATAATTCTTTGTAATTAGCCATATCTTCTTGAACCAAGAATCTAATCATTAAAGGACCAAACTGTAATTTGTCTCCAGGGTAAGGTATATCTACTAAAGGTGTAGATTGTTCTGCTGCTGGAATGTTTATTTCAGGTATATTAGCTGCTTGACAAAAATAACTAACATTAGGAATATTATGAACCATAAATTTAAAACTATTGGGTCGTAAGTAATCCAACTCACCAGGATTGTTAGCACTAAATGCTGCATCTGATACGTTAGTTATATTTGTTAGTGTCATCTACCTTGTCCTCTATATTTTTTGTGGCTTCTTTTTTTGTGTTTATTCATCGTGGACATAGAAATCTTTGTGCTTCTACCTCTGCCACCTTGTCCTTGTGATGAACTTTTCTTTGTAGGCGTAATGCTTACATAATTTGTTACTCTTGCCATAATATACTCCTATAATTCAAAACTAGCAGATGTTCCACAACCACATGAGCTAGCTTCATTAGGATTCATGTATATAAACTGTTGATTCAATCCTTGTTTCTTCCAATCTATAACTGTTCCTTTTAAATATTTCTCTGATATAGGACAGACCCATAGTTTAAAATCTTCAAAGTCTAATTCTATATCTCCTTCTTGTGGTTCGTCTGCATAGTCAAATACATAACTAAATCCTGCACACCCACCACCTAGTAAACTATATCTTACACCTTTTTTATTCTCTTCTGCTAGTCTTTCAATAACTTTCTCTCTGCCTATAGGCGTAAAGTCAATCATACGACTAACTGTTTGAATAGGTATAAAACTATTTACTGTCATTCTTTTTAGTAGCTCCCATTTGTTCTAACCAAGTAGTGTTTCTTCCTGCTTTCTTTTCTTCCCAATCCTGAATAGCTCTTTTAATACTATCTTCTGCTAATACAGAACAATGTATCTTAATAGGTGGTAAATCTAGTGCTGTTGCAATATCTTTATCCTTTATTTCTTTTGCCTCTTGGATTGTAAGACCTGTTAGCATTTCAACAAACATGCTTGAACTAGCGATAGCAGAACCACAACCATAGGTTTTAAACTTAACATCTAAAATTCTATCTGTTTCTGGGTCTAACTTTAGATCTAACTTCATAACATCACCACAAGCAGGTGCGCCTGTAAGTCCTGTAGCTACATGTGGGTCGTTAGGGTCAAACCTACCTACTCCATGTGCTGCTGGATTGTTCGTTACTTCTTCAAATCTTTTTACTACTTCTTTACTATAAGCCATAAGTCCTCCTAGTAATAGTATTTATAATACTTTCTATCTAACCAGAAGTAAAGTAGGTATAATACCAAAGTAATAAATAATAGTGTCCAATACAGGACATGACACACACAGGAGAAAATTATGTCAAACAACAAATCAGGGTTCGAGATCAGAGCCGACTTACTAGGACAAGCGCAAGGCTTGTTAGAAATGAATATCGAGAGAGATAATAGCGCTGTCTACGCACACAATGAATCATTTCCAAATGATAAAAAACCATTGGGTAATCAATTTGTGTCTGTAGAAGAAGTTATTGCTACTGCGAGACAGTTAAACGAGTTCGTGACCGAGAAAGGTCAATATCAATTAGAACCTAAATCTTAAGTTCATAAAAAAGGGCTACTGTTGTAGCCCTTTTAAATTCCAATGAATGGACGTCCTTAATTTACATTAAGTTAGAAACTTTTACGCTTCTGTAATACTGGTTTCTGTCTGCAGTAAATGAATCTGCATCAGTATCGCCGTTTGCCTTCATTACGAATGGGTTAGCGATCATGCCATACCTAGTTTTGAAACCAATTTTAGGTTGGAATGTGCTTGGGTCAATAGCCCTAACCATTTGTAGTGGGACGTATGGACAATAGAAAATACCAGCGTCATAAGGGCTTGTGCCTTTATAACCACAAACATAGAACTGGCTAGCAGCTCCTGTGTTTGCTGAATAAGGGTCAATATATACTTTATATCTACCGTTTAACACACCAGCAAATGTATTACCTGTGTCATCAACATTTAAATTAGTTGATAATGCTGGAGCGTAATCTAAAACACCAGCCATAGCTAAAGCACTAGCAACATCTGATGAACAGATGATGAAGTTACCTTTACCACGCCTTGTGTCTTGTGCAATTACGTTAGCGTCACGTTCGATATTGAATAAAAGACCTTTAAATCTTTCTACTGACCACCTACCGTTACTGTCAACATCTAAGTCAAATGTTCCAGCTGTAGCAGTTGAGGCTGAGCCTGTTTTTGCTACTTTGTAAATAGTTCTAATAACCTCACGGTTAATTTCAGCTAAAATTTCTTGTGAAAGAATGTTGCTTAACTCGGACTCTGCGTCTAAACCATGAATAGCTTTCAAGTCTTGTGCAAGTTCAACAGTATATTCTGCTTTAAGTGCTCTTGACTTAGCTGTTACAGTAGTTTTCTCGATTGAGAAAGCCATTTCGTTTAGAGTTGTTGAGTCACCAAAGCCTTCAGCTGTGCTTGTGGATACTCCAGCACCAGTTGTGTAAGTTCCATCAACTGGGTTAGAGCCAGCGTGTGTGCCACCACCTGAAAAGTCTGTATCTGCTTCGTTGAATAAGGCCTCTGTTCCAGTTTGGCTGGTAAAGTGAGACTTCATTGCGAAGATAAGACCTGTAGGTCCTGACATAGGCTGAACACCACAAACGTCGTATGCCATCAAGTTAGGCAAAGCACGTCTAACTAACGATATTAGAATTGGATCGTAGTTATCAACGCTTGCACCGGTTTGGTTAGCATGAGTTGCCTCGAAAAGGGCTTCCTTCTCCTCACGGAGAGCTTTTTCCTGGTTTTCAAGAACAACCGTGGTTACCGCACGCTTATAAGGATCTTTAATCTCAGAGAGATCTTTGTGATCCAAAACTGGGCTCCACTTTTTCTGTAGTTCTTCTGAAAGATACATCAGTTTCTCCTTGTTTTTAACGTTTTGTTATGTTTTTCTATAACCTAATTATTTATAAAAAATTAATTTTGTGCCTTATCAAATTTAGCGGATTGACTTACTGCTCTCGCATATCTGTCCATCACAGTATTTTCTGATAATGCTCCCTGATCAACGCTATCTTCTAGCTTGTCACCGTTATCAGCGACTGCTTTTGGAAAATAATTTTCCTTGATAACATTTAGTTTTCCAAGATACATTTCCTCGTTGTCGTATGTAATACCTTCAACAAGTGATGCAAACTTTTCAACTTCAGTGTCAGCTAGATCGTCAACCACGGAACGGAATACTTTATCCTTTTGTAGTTGTTCCCTTTCTTCGCTGATCGAAATAGATTTGTTAATCTCTTCATCTAATTTAGATTTTAACTCATCAATCTCTGTTTGTTGAGATGCTAATACATCGTATTTCTCTTCAGGAACCTCGATGTAATGGTTAGCAAATGTTTCTCTAAGATCTTTAATAAAGCTCTCATTGATTTCATTTTTCAAACCGTTCTCAACGGCAATCTCATTTTCTGCCATCCACTGTTCTGTCACATAAGACAGATACTTGTCGATGTTTTCCACGAGTTTTTCTTTAGCTTCGTTAAAAGCTTTTTCCGCTTCCTCAACAAGTTCGTCCTCAATAAGGTCTATTTGTTGATTTACACGGGCAACTACTGCTGCTTCAAATAATGAAGCTGCTTTAGTTTTAAATT